GATTAGGATTTCTTTATCGCCTTTGTGCAAGTAATCGCTGATATTATCACCGGCCCAGAAGCGTTTACCTTCTCGGCGCATATTAAAGCGAATAGCATCAGCTAAGTTTGCTTCTTCGTAGCCTTTATCGCTCATATTCATTGCGGCATCTTCGTAGCCGGGATGATACGGTGCTTCTTCTACTAATTTATTGCTTGGTTTAAGATTTTCTATCTTTTGTTCTTCTGGTGAAGTATATTTGGGCATTGCATTTTCTCCGAGTTATTATAGTCGTGGATGACTTTATTGTGTTATTGTATAATATCTAGATCGTGAAGTCAATACTTCGCAAGTCCGGATATTGATAAGATTTGGGTTCTTGATCAACCGAAGGCAGTAGTTCAAGGCCTAATTGGCAAGTTTCTAAAGTAGGGCAATAGTGATAGCCTTGTGTAAAAGTCTTTTGATCTTGCCAGGGCGCAATACGTAAATCTCTACCATCACTACGCATACAGCTTAGTGTTTCATATGCACGTAGGCTATCTGTTAGTATAGCACCAGCTTTGCCTAGTTGTAGGGGTTTACCGTTACCAAAACTTAAACATTGTAATTGATACTTACGATACATACCTTGCCGCAATAAACGAGCACTATCCCATATACGTGTATCGGTTAACTGATACTCGCCTAGCCATTCCGCATCATTAAAGTAATAGCCAATGTCGAGTTGTTTGAGTAATTGTGGTATACTTAGATATGTATGTGCCGGAATACCTGCGTGTTCAACTTGATCGTAACGTAAGCATAACTCTAGTGCGTGTGTACAACCATCTGTGACTACAGCGTAAGGAGCGCCAGTAAAGTCAGCTAGAGCCGCTTCAAACTTGAACAGCGTATCAAAGCTCATTGTTGCCGACTGTGTTTAGTGGAGCATACCAGCGGTATGCAGTATCGATAATAGTTTTAATATCGCTAAACTGTGGAGTCCAACCAAGTTCTTCTCTAGCCTTAGTAGCATCAGCGATTAACTCCGGAGGATCTCCGGGTCTTGCCGGACCGTAGTTGACAAACGGAATACCGTATTTTTTAACTACATAGTCAACAATTTCTCGATTGCTAACACCTTTGTTAGTACCAAGGTTAAATGTTTCGGCAATGGCAGTACGAGTTTGTCCTTTGCGAGCAAAGTATCCTACAGCACGTACATGTGCCAAGGCTATATCCCATACATGAACATAGTCCCGTATACAGGTTCCGTCTTCAGTTTCAAAATCATCGCCGTTAATAGTAAATGCACGACCAGCAAGGCTAGCTTCTAATACACGAGCAACAATGTGTGTAGCATCAGGTTCCTGTCCTAGATCATACGTACCGGGCATAGCACCAGCGGCATTAAAGTAACGGAAACATACAGTATCAATACCGTAAGCACGACTGTAGTCTTTGAGTATTAATTCACAAGTAGCTTTAGTGCTACCATATGGACTCATTGGTTTTATTTCGTCGTATTCTTTAATAGGTAAACAATCAGGATCTCCGTAGACACTTGCACTTGAACTAAACATAACAACAGGTAGTTTATTGAGTGTTTTAATATAGTCCATTAATCTTACAGTCTTGACTACATTGTTTTCATAATATTCTGCAGGTTCGGTCATTGAAGGACCAACTAAACTAGTGCCGGCACAATGGACGATAACATCAGGTTGGATGTCGTATATTGCGGCTAATGCGGCATCATCAGCAAAGTCGCCGATGTGCCAACCATCTATATCTTTAAGCGTGTGCTGGCGCATGACTTTATCAATAATGAGTACTTCATCGCCATTTTCTTTAAATGCTCGTGCAACGTGGCTACCAATGTAACCACACCCGCCTGTTACTACAATTCGTCTAGTCATTATATTTCTTTGTAAAGATATGCACCAACCACAATATACCTAAGTTTAACGCAAAGTATATGATCAATACAACCGCAATTTGCTCATCCAGTGTCACTCTGGCTTACTACCGGTGCATGATCCACCGTCAAACCAAAGTTCTTGGGCTTGTTTTTGGTAACGTTCTAATTCAACTTTATCACGCCATTCATTCATTTGTTGTTCGTTGCGAGCGTGACTTCCATCACAATAAGGTTGATGTAGGCTTTTACCACATCCGCATTTAGGTTGTCCGTTCATTCTGGAATCCTTATTTTTAATCCGCGCCATTTTGTTACAGGTTCCGCGGTTTCCCACCCTTTTTTCTTAGTCCACATAACACGATGCGGCCATGGCCAATGATCTGTTACAACATCGTATTCGCCTTCATTAACAGGACTAATATCGCCCGGGAACCAGTCTGTTAATAATGCTTCGATATCTTCAGTTGTAAATGTTGTCATGCTGTGCCATTCATTAATGCTTCGAAGTCAGCAAACACTGGATCACTCTTTGGCACTGATACATAGTCTGCGTCTGTGATACAATATTTCTCACGATTCTTACGACCTTCTTTAGTGTTAGGATCGTAATCAATCCAACTAAACTCTGTACCGTTGCACTCGGGGCAATGGCTATTATAGTCATCATCTTCACGCATATCGTTACGCATACCTACCCAACCACATTTTTTATTGTCGCACTCGGCATCAAATGGTACGGGCGGACGATTAGCCCATGTGCTAGTATCCCAATTATAACCTGACCACGTTTGTACACCAGATACAGGTTTAAACTTACCGTATTCCCATTCACCAAACTCTTTGCCGTCCCAGTATAAGCTACCGTATGTAGTACCAAAGTTGCTCCATACTGCATTATAGTAACCTGGGATTGTAGGTTTAGTTTTTTTAAACTTAAAGTCTTGAGTCTTTTCCCACGAATCAGGGCTTGTGCCATACTCGGGGTGACCCCAGTCTTTTTCTTCTGTCTCGTAGCGTTCAAAGTGACCATCGTCATCTGTTAAACGAACCATATAGAAATCTGAGCTCTTACCATCTGTGCTACCACCCCAGTTGTCGATGTCTTCACCGTCGTATGTTACTCCAGTAACAATATCTTCGCCATCAAAGTCATCGTAGTGCAATTCTAGTTTTTCAATATCAAATGGCGCTGTGAGTTCTAAATCAGCTTCAAAGAAAGTACCTTTTTCGTTTGAGTTGCCAATAAACACAACCTCGCCTTTTTTACGTGATCCAACCCAAACTTCGTCGTTGCAACATAACTGTGGGCTATCGTCGCAGCCATCACAGTCATCCAATGATCGTTCGAATACTGTTTCTCCGTTTTCATCTTCGATTTGTAGTGTACCAGCATCACGACTAACGCCACTAATATGACCCATGCTGTCGCACTCGTACCACGAACCTGGGGGAAATGGTAACATATCGGGGTCAAGTCCCATATCCTCAGCAGCCTCACTATTCCAGGCGATGTCGGATAGGTCAACTGAGTGTTCCATGCAGTAGTCCCAAACTTCATTGGGTACAGTACCCATAACTTTTTCACCACCGTAACCCCACATACTAATCTTATATGTGCGTGGTGTAAATTTAATGAGTTCTACTAGTTCTTCTGCTGTAACTTCTTTAGTTTCTGTTTGGTTTCCCATAAGTCGCCTCTTAGTTGATTTTCCAATAATCGATATTGTTGTACTTCTGATAGTAAGGTTTGGTTTAACGCTAATTGATAATCGTACTCTCGGCGCTCTTTGTCAGACATTTCTACTTGATTAACAATTTCTTTGGGCGCAGAAGTACGTCCTGCTAAAAAGCAAACAAATCCAACAATGCAGTAAAGTACTATATCCATATTATCTATTTAGAGTTGACCAAGCTAACCATTCCTTAAAGCAATTATACACGGCCTGCATTTCTTTGTCATCCTGATCGAGTTTCACACCGCGTACATAAAACCCATCTTCGGCAATTTTGAGCATTTCTTCTCCGGCACAATGTAACACTACACTATTTTCGGGTGGTGCTGCCATAGTTATTACAGGTTGTACTTCACGTTGTTTAGCAAATACCCAAGGATCACCCGTAGCCATTTTAGTATTTGCTTTCGTGTGTATGACGACGATAGTCAGTATCCATACGACGCCATTGTTCGCCTCGGCCTTCTAGGATGTCTATAATGCGATCAATACAACCATCTGTCCACGCACTAATCTTACCTTGATTGGCATGTGGTGCTTCTAGTAATTTGATTAACTTTGCTTCAGCATCGTCTAGTGACCAAGGAACATATAACCGCTCTGGATCATTTGCGAAAGTCTCTGGAAAACTACGATAAGCAGGATAGAGCACATTAGCGCCAAGAGTGTCAGCTTCAGATACGGTGTTACTGACCCAGTCCTGTAACGCACAATTAAACAAGACACGAGTATCATTAAGCAACTGATAATAATCATTCTTTTCTAAATCCTCATGTAAAGTTAATATACCACGTGCTTGTAAGTCTCTAGTACGAGCCATGTAGCTGTCGTTATTAGATTTTAATTTACTACCTGCAAATACACAAAATTCAACATCGGGATATTTGGCCTTAACACGTTCAGCTAAGTCCATGTAAAAGTCTGGTTGTTTCTCTTGATCCCAACGTGCTGCAAATCCTACACGCATAGCACGTTCATTGAATGGCTTTAATTCGCCTGGCACTCTTGCACGGACTTCATCTTTGCCGAACGCTAATCCGGAGATGTTGTATATAGGGGCTTCCCAGCCAGCAATTTTCATGTGCATTGCCATTTCTTCGTTTGATGCTAAAACAATATCCGCAAAACTATCCACCATCTTTTCGTAAAGTCCCATCCACTTTTGCATACCCCAAACATGAACAAAATCATCAGGGTCAATGCTCTGTGCAAGGCAACGAACAGCAATAGTGGGACGCATAGCAGGATCGATTTGATCCATAATGTAAGGGAGGCTCTCGATACCTGGTTGAAACATGTCTTCAAAGTAAACGACGTCTTCATGTGTGACTTCTCCTGCTTTCATTTTACGTACAAGTGTCATCAGCTGACTCATACCAAAGTAAGTACGACCGTGTGCATCCAGTACTTGCCCTGTTACGATTGCTTGATCGTTACTGAGTGTTTCTCCAGTAACCAATTCATAGTCTATACCACGACGTTTGAATACCCGTTCATTCCAGTCTTGTAACTGTAATGTATAACGTGCTTTATAGGGCTCTAAGCCCATGTACCATAATTTACGCATTTTATATAGTTTCATTTAACAAATTGACCTAGTTCTGGTGGAGTCCATCCTACTGGTTTTAAAACTTTGCCATCTTCACGCTTACGCACCTTGCCAGTTTCTTTGTCAATCTTGGCAAAGTTAGTACGCATAACTTCTTTCCACGCACCTTCTGCATCAAAGCCGCCACTATGGATTGCACCGATAGTAACAACTAGAATATCAATAAGTGCGTCTAACTGTTCTACACGATCATTGTTAGCAAAAGCGTGATCTAGTTCTCTAGATTCTTCTTCAATGAGACTCAAATATAATGCATATTGATCTTCATTGTAAGCGTCTACAGTTTGATCGCAAGCCTTCATAAATGTTTCTTGATCTCTAAACGGATTTGTCATTCTTCTACCTTATCTATACCGTAAAAACTTTGAAATGGAATCTTGTAGACTGAATAATGAAGTGCTTCGGATAATGTATCAAAGTACTTGACTGTCATTGATTGCCCAGAAGATTCGTAAAATTTTAATTTATACATTAATAGCTACGTGGCTTCCAGTTAGTATCACGTGGCTTAAAGTCCTTGCGTTCACGCTTTGGAGTACGCCATTGATCCCAGGGTTCGCGACCTTTAGTCATTTTAACATACTCACCGTAAGGTGTACGCTCATTGTACAAGTTACGCTCGTCGTATGGATAACCGTAATCAATACAAAATTGTTTATAGTTTTCCAAATCTTCAAAGAGTTGTTCTACTTCAGGCTTCATGCGAAGGTACTTGTTTAGCCAGCTTGGTTGGGCCATGATATTTCCTTTTAAATTACGATTGATTGACTTGGACGGGTGAGGTTGTAATTGATCGTGCATCCGTTTTCACCGTCCTCGGATACTTCGATTGTGATTGCACGTCCGGGATAGCGACCTGCAATTTGTAAGTATAAATCATCTGCGATCATTTCGCACGATTTGTAGTCGAGTTCTAAAACTCGATTTTCATTAAAGGGACCGGTCCCAGAGTATAGGTTCTCGAGCCAGCGTTTGAACTGGATGAACTCGATGTCCCTGTCGTTATGGAAGACATCGATTGACACCCTGAAATGAAAGATATGGCGATGAGGATTAGCCAAAAACGAAACATCATACTCATCTCCTGTTGCCAACTGTGGATCTGTAGCAGCCGCTGGATAACAATGTACGCCTTCTCTTTGAAATGTGACCCAAATTTGACGTTGAGCTGCCGTTTTAATTCTTTCAACTGTTTCTCTTTGTTCTTGAATCATTGTGCTTTTCTTTTTGGTTGTAATAAAAGTTTATTAACAACAACATTACTGTGTTGATATAATTGTAGCATACTTGCTATAGTTTCTGCAACATCTTTTGGCAATAATTGATATGGTTGTGGCTCATTGCCCGGTTTAACTAAAGTACCGGGAGCAAGATATGATACATATGGTAAGCGATCGTTGGTACAAAACTCATCAACAAATTTAAGATGCCCTGTTTTTGATAAGATAAATTCTTCTGGTAAATCTGGTCGTTGCAATCTTATATTTGGATTATGAGCCGCACCCGATCCCAAGGTAATAATTAATTTATATTGGCCTTCCCATACTTCGTAGATCTTACGCAATAGACCTAACTGTCCAGTTACATGATATGCATTATTAATAAGCACGTCGTAGTCTTGGATTTCATCTACAATTTCCGCAAGATTCTTGCTGATATCGTAACCGTTTGATCTACTAAACCCAACTACTTCGTGCTGTGTGGATAGTATTTCAAATAGAGCTTGCCCCAAGCCTCCAGTATGTCCTGTTATTGCTATTTTCATTTAATAACTTCGTCTTGGGTATATTTAGACCAATCGGTAAACACACTACGATCACGTAGTTCGTGTATACTATGACACCATACACCGGGATTTGATTTAGCAAAATCTTTATCATCTAGTTTAAGTGTAGCATTATATCCAAGTAATTGTATATAGGGTAACTTAACACTAATCATAGGAATAAAGTTATTGTATTCTACTAAACTAGATTCACAAAGACCTTCAGCACAGGTAGAATCTAAGTCTAATGTACATAATACACCAAACCTTAGACACTCTTCGATCATGCCTTCCCATTCGCGCCAGTTATCTCCATCATTGGTATCTAATTTTGGAAAACTTTGATTAGCACCAAAATATACATGAGTACAATCATAATTTTTTAACAGATTAATAATTACACTAGCATCTTGAATACCAACTACAAACAGAGTCTTATGTCCAAATGCTGGCGAGTGTTCGACTTCCTTGCCAATGAAAAAATCTACTTGGTTGTGTCCTTCTCTGTTCATAACTTCCTATCTTTTTTACTTTGTTCAAATGCAACGGTTTCTTTAAGTTTAACAATATCGTCTCTGATATGCAACCTTTGCTTTTTCAATTTGTTTAAAAGTTCATCGTGGAACGCACCGGTGCTTTCTAAACCATCAATTTTTTTATCAAGTTTAGCATGTTCATCTTCTAAGTGTTTAATACGTGCTGTAATGGTCATGTCGTTATCCAAAAAGGTCAGGGTTGAGTACAGGTTTTGCTTGTTCTTTTTTAACTGGTTTGTCCTTGGCCAGGTTGCCTTCGATATGTACATGCCGGGCAGCCATAGTACGTGCGTTCTTGGCTTTTTTGCCTTTGAATCCACGTGTGCCTACAATTTCCATCCAATAGCTATCGTAGGTTTCAATAATAGCTTCGGCTGTAGCACGGTCTGGAGCAGAAAAGATAGCTTCTACAATGTCTTCGAACAGTTCGTGACTTGGAGCGGTATAACGCATCATTGCTGGATGTTCTCCGGCATCGAAACGTCTGTTGGCTTCTTGTACGGCTGTCAAGTGCATCCATACATTATGACCCATTAGTAATGCATAGCTAAATGAATCCCAACTTGTCCGTCCCCATTTGCCATTTTTATTAACATCGGGCAATACATCATATGATTCTGGATCTTTAAAGTTTTCTTCTGTAAGTGTAACGCCAGCTTTGGCAACACCAGGTTTGTAAATACAGATATCTTTCATCTGCAACATGTCGGATATAGGACTATCTTCCCAACGTGGGTAAATACCATCCGCTACTACACCGTCTGACCACTTGCGTGTATCTAGTGCGTACTTTTTATCATCTGCACTAGGTGCCATACGATACGACCATTTGCCGTCGTGTTCGAATACATTTTCAAAGTAAACTTGACCATTGGCTGTGGCTAAGAAAGGACTTGCACAGTCGAAGCTAATTGTAAAGCTAGGGTTAACATACCGACGAATAGCACGTTGAATAACAGTAAGTAACACAGCATATTCTAGTTTACTTGTGCCCAGGAAGTGCATCCAATCGTGTATGCCTTCTTGTAACAGTCCGTCGTAGCGTAATGCCACTAGACGTTTTAAGATCAGGTGTACATCACTCATGTTCTGTCCACCCATGGCCCAACCATCGAAGTGTGTGTCTGGGTATTTAACAGGATCGCAATACTCTTTCATGATCTGATACCAATTCTCTGCGTTCTCATGATTGTCACCTTGCAGAACGTTTAGAATCTTAGTACCACCGTTTTTCTTACCCCGACGATGCTTCATAAAGTATTCGTTATTATAGCGTGTAGCATCAATGGCTTCTTGTAGTGTAGTAATTTGACAAGCGGCACTGGCTTTCTTATCGTGGATAACCCAAGTTGGAATATCCAATGTCATACAGTAGTTGCTGATATTATCTAACCAATTAAGTACAGCGGCACGTTTAGTCTGCGCCTTAGGACAGCCCGAGTTAGCCCGCCAATCGCCTTCCCATAATCCCTTGGCAATCTGGAATCCACCAGAGTCGCCTAGGATTAGTGTGTTGGGATCGCGATTACGAACCATGTCTTCCGACCAATCTTGTTTATTAAGATCGAGGTTGGCATGTCCACCGGAGTATAGTGACCATTTATATGGAAACAAGGCTTTCTGACTGTTAAGCCAGTTAAGTTGTTCCATATCTGTTATACCCTGCGGGAAACGTGCAGGGTCTACATATTCTTCGTTGCGTTGTTTACCTATAAAGGTAGCATAGAAACCACTAATAGCTGGTAAGAACACAGCGTAGTCGTTTTGTTTAGCGGTTAAGTTATCTTGAGCCATAGAACTTTACTTGGTTAATTAATTCGTAGTCTGCAGCAAAGTATTCCTTGACTGCGTTGAGGTATTTAGGATTTTCAATTTCTCTTGTAAAAATATTTTTAAATTTATCACGCACAGGACTTGACTTACTTACGTGTTGTGGTTCATATTTGTGATAACGGTTAGGCATACCATGTTCATCTAAAAATACACTAAAGTCTTCTCGATAGTACTCGTCGCACTTAAAAAATGTACAGCGTTCAGTATCAAGTCCGTGTATAAAGTTTACTTGACGTTCTGTGTGATCGTCAAAACATATTCTATCAAATATTAAATCCATGCCTTCTAAATCATGTAGTATAAAAGTTGGATGATATAGTGCTAGATACTCGGCTATACCACTTAACCAACGATCAACGGGATCACGTAATACAACCATTGCATGTTTATTTAGACCGTCGGTGTGATAATTATAAAATTCCCAACCAAAATCTTGTAGGTTGGGTTTAGTCCACGAACTGGCATTCTTGGGAATGTGTACATACATAAGATCAGTGTCGGGGTGCGACATACACTCCCCGTACACATGACCTTTATGAGCCCAAGAGTTTAAAAACCCTGCGTCTACAATCACTTAGTTTGTGCTGGGATAATATAAGAATATTCTGCAATGCCAGAATCTACAGTAATCATTGAAGCACCTTCGTCGGCAATCTTAAATGTCTTATCGCCGGGCAAGCTCAAAATACTAATTACAGCCGCAACTGGCCAAGACCAAGACTTGCTTAGTGTACCTGTTACGCCAGGCTGGAATACAAAGTTACCTGCGTGACTAGCAGCATCACCAAAGTAAAACTTCAAATCGCCATTTTCAACTTTGGCTTGGAATGTAGTTTCTTCACTGTTAGCACTTGCTTGGAAACGCAAACGCTGGATACTAGCGTTAGTTGGAACAACATCTACGTTCCATTTAACACCTTTGAACTTAACTGTTTTAAGTTTCTCTGTAACAACAGCTTCACTCATAAAGCGATAGTCGTTTTTAAAGTCGCCTTCTTTGTTTTCAAAGTGGATACCTGCTGGCACGTCTACACCAGTGGCATCTTTTTGTGTGTTGATGCTTAGTTCTGCATCGTCTTTATATACGTCAAGACTTAGAATAGTCTTTAACTTGCCCAAGTTAGGCATACCAAAAATGCCTACAAACTCAGCCACTGGGGCTTTAAATTTAGCTTCAACAATGACACTACGGTCTTCGGCTACCGAATTAATAACTGTGTCTGTTGCTGTACCGGTAACTTTAACCATATCAATGGTTCCTAGTCCGTGTGTGTGTTGTACGATGTCTTGAAGTTGGTCTTTCATATGTTCTCCTGTGATTGTTCAATTGTACTTGATTCGTCTGGCGAAGTCAACGACATAATAGAATCATTACGTGCTTTTATTTCGCCTAAAACTTGGTGTGCCTTAATGGTTTTTAATTCTCCGGGTTTGCGTATTTCGATCCAGTTTATATTACCTGCATAGTCTGATTCATCAACAATAGTAAATCCCAAACTTTCGCAAAGTGGTACTAGCAGGCTTTTTGGCATATAAGTCTGTGCAAATGTTTCTGCCATACCGGCTCCGCTGGCTGTATCGCCATCGTTATAGGTAAACATAAATGATCCACCTGGGCGCAATAATGTCATGGCTTGTTTTAGGTACTGTTTCATGGTGTCAAAACTTACGTAGTTAAAGTATCCCCACGAAAAAATAAAACCAAATTGTCCTTGTGGTAGCATACTTAGATCATGATTGACAATTTGATATCTGCGTAGCCTACGCTTATATGCATCCGGAAAACGATTTTGAGTAAAATCTAAAAACTCTCTGAACGGGTCTACTATGTATAAAGGATCAGCGGCTACTAAATTCTGCGTCCATTCGCCATCTCTACAGCCAATTTCCAATGCGGGATATTGCCAGCTGGTTCTTAATAATAGTCGACGTATAATTACATGCTCAGCATCGTTACTATATTGACCTTGTATACGAATACGGCGATTATTTCGAACAAAATCTACGTTACCAGGATTATTTTCAATATCGTAATTGTCAGCAAATAATTGATGCGTAATGTTGTTTATTTTTTGATTAAGCTCGGCAATTTTATTTTTAAGATTATTAACAGGTTGCTGTGCCTGATTTAGTATATTCTCATAGTGTGTAATTAAACTTTGAACATAGTCTTGGTCTTCGTTGGTTAAATTAACTTTAATTTTGAGATTATGTATTTCAGTCAACAGTTCTTGTGTAGATTTAACCACAGGGTCTGCGTTTACCGTTTCAAGTAACCGGTTTCTGAAATTGACTAGGTCGTATAAGGCCATGGTTTACTCGAAGCTAAACAAACTATCAAATGTTGTCTTAATATCTGTGTTTTCAGCAATCTTCCAATCCAACACACCTAATAAGTTTTCTACTTTTTGATCTACAATACCCATTTCCATGGCGTCTTGATCAAAAGGTAACTCTTTAAACCACAGCGGAATATGTGTTTCATCTGTAGGATAACCAACACTAGTAAGACCCAGTGGATTATCTTTAAGTTTACACACAACAGTTTTCATACCATCAACAATAGCAGTAGAATAATTATCACCGTGCATACGCTTAAGGTTATTCCAGTTCATTGCGGCACGAACGTGTCCGGGCATGTTAGCTTTACCTAGACGTGCTTCTTCGGCTGTGTATTTGGTTAAATTGTTTACACGTTTGGGAGTACCCTTTTCCCAAGCTGGACGTTCAGCAAATAATATCTTAAAGTCTCTAACTTTGTCAATAACAGTTTGGCGCACATCACCTGTGCCGGTTAGTACTTCTAATAGAATATCACTTAAGAACTCTTGTACTACCTTGGGAGTATCTGAACGCTTAAGGTCTAAGCCCATGGCTTTAACTTTACCTGGCTTGCCGTGTGTGTCTAATCTAACACCTTCGTTATCAAAAATCAGTACAGCATAACGCTTCTTCTTAATGAATAGGCCTTTACTAGCAATAAGTTCGCGACCTGCCGCAATAATAGCACCCATCTCACGTGGACAATGACAAGCACGTTCCATAAACGCAGGGAACGATTCGTTTACACTTTCTGCAATAGTATCGTATAACTGTACACAGATCTCTCTGTTCCACTCCATGTTACCTTTGGCTACTTCCTCTTTGATTTGCGGCCAGGCTGAGAAATAGACCGAGTCCGTGTCCCCGTAGATGATTGATGTCCCGACGTGGTTGTAGTCCCCCGTAATCGCTTCGTTAACGTGCGAGTCCATGTGCTTGGCAATAATACGACCCGTGAGCGTCGTACTCTGGCCAATGCGGTGGTCAAAGAAGCGGCAACCTGGGTTAAGGATAGCGCCGTAGAGCGAGTTGAGGTTAATTTTTTTAACGAGTTGCCTTTTGTCCCAGAATGCTTTTTCTTCCACAGTTTCTGCGGCCTTCTTTTTTGCTTGTAAGTCTTTTCGTTCGGCATACCAACGTTCTAGTAGTCCCGGGACTACACCTTTCATGTCATATTTAAAAATAGTACCATTGGCACTTAAAGTCCATGGTTGTCGGCTGTCAAAAATCATACGCCAGACATCTGCAGCAGAATGTACAGTACTACCGCCATCACCTTCCCAATCAATGGTAATTTCTGTACCAATTTCCATATTCATAACAGCTTGATATTCTAAGCTACCGAACATGTTTTCCCACGCATCAGCAAAACTAGCACCACCATCCATCTTTTCTTTGATGTAGTGGTCAGTCATTATTGGTCGGAGTTGTCCGACAATAGTTTCTGGCCCCATGTTAAGGGCACGAATAGCCGAGGGATAGAGCGAGTTGAGGTCGATTGCTCCGATGTATTCGTGAATCCCTTTTTTGGGATAAGCAACATAGGCACCTGCCGCTTGCGTGTTTGTTTGATCATCTCTATTTCTCCTATTAGGTGCAATCATACCACGTTGATGAGCTTCGTTAATAATAGCTTGCTCAGTTACAGCTACCGCCCCCATTGTAGTGGGCAATAGTACAGTATTATCGTGTGCCAATTCGTTGGCTAAATCTAGGAAACGTAGTTTCTTATCTAACTTAGACAGTAATAATGTGTCTTGTCTATTATAGTCGATGAACTTGTTAAATTCTTTATTGTATAGTTGATCTAGTGTGCCTTCGTAAGCTACCTTACTACCCACTTCCTCATATTCGCCAATGGCGTCTAATGAATAACTATGACGTTCTTCGTATGTGTATTTGCGATACAGTTGCATATAGTCCATATGCACCCGACCGATTAAATCAAAGGTTAAGTTTTCTGCGCCAAAACGTTCGAATGTACGTTGCTTTGGAAACTGTCCCCATAGGCATAGTCTGCGTGTATCGTCTTTTGACAGTACCCGATGAATACGCATTGTGGTATAGGGAATATCATACCCCTCCGAGTTCCAACCACTTAAGATATCTGCGTCTTGTATTAAGTCTAAGAACGTGTTAAGCATATCTTCTTCACGCTCAAATAAGTAACAGTTTTCAAATGTGTTACAAATTTCTTGTGCGGTTTCCCACGAATAGCTCTTAGGAGGAATAACCAAGGTCACAAGTTTATCCATCCAGTCTAAGTATAGACTAATGGCAGTAATAGGATTAAATGGATCATCGGGCTTGCTGTATCCGCGGAGTGGGTCAAAATCGACCTCAATGTCGAAAAAGCAAGTGTGTAGTTTTGGTGATTCTGCGCCTAGGTAATGTTCTTCAAGGCAACGGAAAATAGGATTAATATCCGACTCCCACAGTCTCTTATTACTGTTTACTCTGAGTTCTTTGTGAAATTCTTTGGAATTGCGAGTTGAGAATTTATTTACTGGTGTTCCGTAAATAGTTTTAAACTTGCCACGAGGGTCATCGTAATAAAATACATAGTTAGCCGGATACTCTTTGTATACCCGTTCTCCGTTAACTCGTTCTACGATGTGTATGCGATCTTTATCGCGATCAAACAATGCGTCAATATATGACATTTACTCTCCTGTGTGTAATTTTGAGCTTACACTAACTCTACATGCTCTTAAAGCGAGCGAAACTATATTATACTACTTTACTTATCATGCGAGCAAGTGCTATTAAATCAATGGAGCTCAGAAGCAAATAATTTGCTACCATGCCAAACGATCCTCTAGTCCATGCCGCCCAGCAGTAAATTATACAACCACTAATCCAAAACGGATACATTAATATCAATGGTGGATTAGGCACAGTCAGCATCATTGCTGTACTACAGCCAATGCTTAAACACCAAGCAAAAAGCTCAAGACAAAACCTTAAAGGCCATTCTTTAAAGTCTGTTTTTGCAAAATGCCAGGTGCTATTGAAATAACCAAAAAAGGTATCAATCAAAGTGTTTTACCTACAGTTTCTAGAATTGTATTTAATTCTTCGTGATCGGCATTGGTGTCTGTTAGTTTAGACTTTTGTGCGATCTTAATAGCTTTCTTTAGGATAGCTGGTTTGATTTCCATTTCTTCAGCAATGGCTTTTACTGTGTCAGCTAAGCCGGCATTAAGGTCTTCGATTTCTTGAAGTACGCTTACACCTTCGTTGATGATTTGGGTTAGTTTTGCTTTTTGTTCATTGCTAAACATACGTGATGACATTGAAAATCTCCTGTTGTAATTGAGTTATTATATACTATTTAATTGCTAAAAGCAAGAGCCGTTTGGAAATCAAATACCTTTAATTGGGTTTTTTAATTGACTTGCAAACCATGCTGATTTGGGTACAAGTGTATGGTGTTGGTTAGCATCCATTTTTACGTGTTCTAGCTGACGTAATCCAGTTAGTACTTCCTCATGCGCCTGTTGTACACAATCAATTGTCTGTTGGCCGAATTGATTATTAAAAATGGTTTGTAAATATTCTAAATGTTCGGCTACGGTAGGGTGTACATCAAAGTAATAAGATCCTACTTCTTGTTTTACCCGTTGGTGTTTTATGTCAAGGTTGTTATTCCACAGTACCGAATAGTAACTTGGATTAATCTTAGACAAGTACGGTTGATATAATTCAAGTAACTCTGCAGAATCAATTGATTGATCTGTGTGCCATTGGTCAACAGAGTTGATATCCATCATAGTTAAAAAATGATGTTGTGTTTGTCGGCCAGTCAGAAATTCCGATATTGATTTAATTGTTGCAAAATCTCTTACAGCATAACCCACAGGATCTGCCCATTGGCGAACAAACTTTTCATCGTAGGAACTTTGTGTATAGATGTTGCCCGGTGTTTCCCAATGTCCGTGTGCGTAGCGATCTTCTCTAGCAACATTAGTCCAACATACAATAACTAAATCGTTCTCGTCAAACTGATAGTAACTGTCAGCTTGCATTAATTTATTAAAGATATATTGATTGCCGGCACCAGCTTGTCCGTAGTTATAGTAGGGTATTTGTAATTCTTTAGAAATAATATCAACCCAGGTTGGCCAACAGTAGTCGGTAAAACTACAGCCAAATGCAAACAAACGTCGAGGTTGAGTTGTTATTAGTTGAGACATATAATAGAAGTGCTCACTTTAAGAATACATTCCGGGGCACGACTCCCATATATTCTAGCCCAGCAGCCGGGCATACACTAGTAACGCATAACGTCCTAAGGTAGTGTATTCTATTCAAATGCTTTTAGTATGTTTTCTGCACTAACTCCGCCCCACTCCTGTGCCTTCCAGTCGTTGCGGTGTATGCCTTCTAACTGTTGCCAGTGTTGCTTGGTAGCTTTTATTTTTTTAACAAAATTAAACCAATTAGTATTGGCTAATCGTTTTTCAAAATCCGTCTTTGTTAACTTGGCCTGGTTTAAATCAGCAAAGTCTCGTTCAATGTGTAGTATTTCTAAGTAGCCATCTTCGTCTACATACTCTAATGCAAAGTCTAGTCCCCATTTAGGACGAGCCTGTAGATATTTTTTAAGATAGGGGAATGTTTGACTATGATATTCTAGTTGTTCTAAAGCCTGTCCAGTATAGCCACAACGTGTAAGTACCATGCTGTGATCTAGAATAAAATTAGGCATATTGTGTATAGACGCCCACGGATATCTAGCACCGAGGAAACCAAGACAATCTTCTAGCGCAATTCCTTGCGCCCGATAATATTCTTGTTCTAATAGATTAGGTTTAAATCCATCATTGTCATAATACCGTATATTTTTTTCTATAAAGAAACTATCGTCAATACAGGTATTAACCAATGGATTTTCGATGAACTGGTTATTGCTAAACGTTATATACATATAACTATTTACAATTAGTTACACCGGGCTATACGGATTCTTTGGTGTATCGTATCCGTCGTCTTCGGGATATACCGGGTATTCGTTCATTATTGTGTTTTTAATAATTCAGCTAATTGTGCTCTTGCGTCAACATAGTTGGCAGCTGTAATAGTGTAAGTTTGACCGTTAACAGTAAATGTAAATGTTTCCATATTATCCCTTTAAACCAAAGTATTCTGGATTTTCGCCAGCAAAGTCACGCATAACAATTCCAGCATTAGCATTAGCTTCGTTTTCCTGTGGCGTACCGGTCTCTCCTGCACCCGGTTCTAATTTACCGTCGCAGTCTTGTTTGTAGTGTGTTAGTTCGTGTGCTAGTGTACGTAACACATCAATTGGATGACGTCCGCCCACAACCAATTTAATTGATTGTGTTTCGGGATTATATCCACCAAAACTAGTATCTGTTGGGGAATCTAATAGTGTAATTTCGGGCAATTGATCAATGCCTAATTGGTCGACGACCCACTGAATATGTTGCTCAACAAAACTACTGTTGGGTGCATCAGCTGATTCATTTTTAACACATTTGTTTACACGAACGCCGCCTTTAATTTGTGTGCCATCCTTATGATAACCAGACCAGCAAGTCTTATCTAAGCGTTGCTTAATCTTTGCTTCGGCTAACATTAATAATTCTTGTAACTCTGCTACGCTTTCGCAATGCCATTTACGCAGGCTCTTATTAATACGGCTGTTAGGATCGTGTTTAGTTTTAGCTGAAGTATTATGTTTCTTCATGCCCTTCATGCGGGCACAGAAACTCTTACGACGTTTAGCGTCTTTACTACCTGCTTTAAGTTCACTAGGCTTTTTAGTTACTGCTGTTTGTAGTTTTGAGCCAGGATGTTGTTTGCGATAACTAGCAACACCCTTCTTGTTTAGTCCGCCGTTCTTATTCTTGCCAGATTTTTTCTGCCAGGCTGCGGTTTCAACAAGTATTTCATTTATTTTCATTTTGCTGTTGCTCTCAATTGCCATGAATGTTTTCTATGGGCATCTTGTCTCTCGGCTAAAAAGTTACTAAAACCATGTTCACCTTGTGCTTCAGCAATATCATATACACGCTTTAATACCTTAACCATGTTGTCTGAGTCTTGTAGTAACTCAGCAACCATTTGCTCTGGGGGTACTACACTTGTTTCATCATCAATTTGACTTAACATATTAAAGCGGCTATTGCTACCAGGAGCATACGCACCTAAGCTACGAATCTTTTCAGCAAAGTCATCAATGCTTCCGTATACTTCTTCGTAGATAGTACCAAATAGGTCATGTAGTTCGCGGAAGTGAATGCCTTCTACGTTCCAATGAAAGAAGTGTGCCTTTAAGTAAAATGTAAATTCGCTAGCAAATGCTACCTTAGCGGCTTTTTGTAATTGTTCCATTATTTCTTGATGCTTTCTTTTAATTCATTTATTAAACTAGCAATCTTTGTATTGCGTTCGTCTTGTAGTTTAGTCCAATAGTTTTCTTTAACTGACTT